GTTTTTGCCGTTGTTTTTGCCGTTGTTTTTGCCGTTGGCTTTGCTGGGGGTGCGGTTGGGGTTGCTGTTTCTGCCGTTGGTTTTGGTGCGTCCCCCAGTAACAGGTTTATCGCGTCCAGCTTGGCTTCCAGTTCTTTTTTCATGGTTAATAGGTCTTTCATCTTTCATTCTCCTTTGGCGTTATTGCCGTTTTGGGTTGGTTTGCTTGAGTGTAGCAAAGTTTGTTACTACTTGATAAGGGCCTTTCGAGTACTCCTGCACAATAGTGTGCTTTGTTTTTCTAGCTAGTGCATCTCCGCATTGCATACAGGTTTGGTAGCCTAGCGCAGCGCGACGCGAATCAAACAAGACGTCGCACTCGGGGTTGGCGCATGGGTATTCTGTGAGCAGTTCGCTTTTTACTTTGCCCATGGCTATTCAACCTCCGCGTCAGTTACGTGGTAGCCGTAGTTCTCTGCCCAGCTCTTTTGCGCACGGGTCATACCCTTCCAGTTCTCAACCCAGTAACCACGGTGTGGGTGATTGTGGGCCGGTGTTACAGGCGTACCTTTTGGGATAGTAGCTAGTGCACCATACGGCATGCTGTTGTAAACGATCTTGTGTTTGGTTTTCATGCTTTGTTGCTCCGTTATTGTTGGGTTTGATTTGTTATCTAATTAGATAACTTGTCCGTCTATGCAGGCTTGGTAGTTCTTAATCGACGCGTTTACACCCAGTGCACGCAGTCGGCTTCGGGTTGTTGTAGTTGGCCAGTTGCGGAAGGTTTCACGGTTCGGGTTGGCGTATGGGTATCTATCCCACGTCCTTGGTGTTGCTGTGGCTATGTGGTTACCGTGCAGGTAAATGTTTGCGTAGAAGACGCCGTTGTCGATTGAGTGCAGCACCTCGGTGTTACCGCTTTTCCAGTTGTCGCCTGAGCGGATGGCTTTGATCATTTGTTGTTCAATTTTTCTCATGCTTTGTTGCTCCGTTATTGCTTAGTTTGGTTTGTTATCTAATTAGATAACTTTTTCTGTGTTGGTGCGGTGATGTTTCGTGCATAGTTCCGACCAACAAAACCATGATATGCCTAGTTTGACCTAAAAGTCAAGGTTCTGGAACATGTTTATTTTAAGTTGGGGTATTGTTACTAACGTAACTTTTTGGTTTTGAAAAAAGTAACAATATAAAAAATCTGAAACGCAGTAACCACGCGGCCTGTAGAGAAACGTTACCAACGTAACCAATGTAACCAATGAAATGGACACCCCCGACTTTTTTCGCAAAAAGGGGGTCGAGGTCGGAGAAGTATCTCCCCATAGCGTAGCGGAAAAAATGGTAAGCAAAATCCTTGGTTACGTTGGTAACGTTGGTAACGAAATAAAATAAAAAAATAAAATATATATATATATAAATAATAATAAATAATACTAAGTAAAACTAAAATCATAAACCCAAAAAACCGGCTTTCTATTGTTACTTTTTTGCGATTCCCAAAAAGTTACATTGGTTACGTTGGTAACAATACCACGAAGTAAACGGGGGCCTAAAAAGTTATCTAATTAGATAACAAATCAGGCTCGTGCGGCTCGCCGTGAGGGAACTGGTATCAGCAGCGCGCCGCTAGTGCAGCCCGCCATGAGAGAACTGGTATCAAAGGGCACAAAAAAGGGGGCCTCTCGGCCCCCTCGTGGTTACTTCTTGTTAGCTAGCGTCTTGAGCGCCGCGTTGATGTGCTTGTTGAAGGTGACCACATCGAATTTCGGTTCCTTCATTTTCTGGGCCTTCTTGGCTATCGCCGCGAGGCGCTCGAAGATTTTTGCTTCCTCCGTCGTCGGAGTCTGTGCCCCGTTGCCTTCGTCGCGGTGTAGTGCTGCCTTCATCGCATTGCGTATGTTGCCTACCTCGCGGCCCTTATTGCGGCCCCACTTAGACTTGAGGGCCTTCTCTGCTTCGCTCAGCTCCTTCGCTGGGATACGGAGCACCCTTTGCGCCTCGGCGGGAAATCCCTTCACTACGTAGTTGAGCAGTGATTCGTAGAAGGTGCGATCTTCGCCCTTGGCCGGGGCGCGGTATGCCGCTAGATCGGTGTGGCCGTCTGCTATCAAGGCATCACATACGGCGGTCAATTTGCCGTATCCGCTGACACTGTGATTAACAAGAGCGGTAATAGTCGCGCCGGTAGTCTTGCTGATTTTCTTGGTCATAGAAATAGTAGTCATGCTAATTACTCCAAAAAGTAGTTATGTCATCCCGCGAAGGCGGTAGTGCCGTTGCGTTGACGGTTTTTAAAGTAGCAAAACAAGTTTCAGTAGTCAAGTAGTCTTGTAAGTGACTGATTTATATCGGGAATTTTCTTATCTAATTAGATAACTTTTCGGGTTTTGCCCGGTTTTGTTTGCGCTGTGCGCGATGCAATCGCATGGGGGCCTTGTTTTTCTGGACGCGTAGCAGGCGCGACCCACCCCGCCCCCACCCCCCTTTGCCGCTCGCTTGGTGCCACCCGCGCGTAGTAATACTATTTTGCACAAATGCCCACGTCCCCAAAGCAAAACCAAGCCACTACCCCACCCCCTCTTTTTACTATGCCGCCAGATTCGGACCCCACCCCCTCCTTATACAGAACACCCCCCCGTCATGGGACCCAAGTCATTGTTGTAAAAAAATTTTTTGTACCATATACTGCTCCGCATCAGCTTAACCGCTTGCAATAAACGAGAACTACCTAGATGGCGTTAGCCCTCGAACCCGAGTTTGGTATCGAAATACCTGACGATGTGGACTACATGGACCTGAAGGCCCGTGTGGAAGCGGCTTGCCGTACTATAAATGAGTTACAGGAGCACGGCCTCGATACTACTCCTGACGATGTGGACAACGACGTAGCTGCCGCATTAGTTACGGCCTACGCCGAGGACGAGGTACACACCTCCAAAATAGTAAACGCCAAGCGCTTCGACTCCCTTACCCCCGCTGCCATCCTCCAGACCCACGAAATTGTCAAAGAATTCGGCCAACTTGTTGCAGCACATTCCGCCGAGATAAGAAACACCGTAATAAACAAACTCATACTGGAAACCGAGAACAACGACGCGAGAATTCGCATACGGGCACTGGAGCTATTGGGGAAAATAACCGACGTAGGGCTATTTACGGAGCGTAAAGAAATTACAGTAACCCATCAAAACGCCGCTGAAGTGCGCGAAAAACTGCGCGAGAAGCTAACGCTACTGAAACAAAACGCTGAAGGTGTGTATGAAGCGGTAGAAGAGGGCGGCAACGGTGAGTGAGGCCAAGAAAAAGCCCACCAAGGCGGCCAAGCGCAAGCGCCCCAAGGTAAAACCGCTAAATACCAAGGAGGAGATGGCTAAATCCATCAACACCAGAACGGAGCTGCTGCCGACAGCCTCCTCTACTACGCTCGCGCCGAATATATTCTTCACTCCGCACGAAATTGACCTCCTCCTAAAGAATATCAACTCCTACACCCCCGAGGAACAGGAAGAGATACTGCTACTTGTTGAGGAACTGGAGACCAAGCAGCGCGCCGAGGCGGCGTATAACGACCTGATTGAATTTTGCAAGCAAATGCAGCCCGACTACAAGGTTGGGAAACACCATCGCATCCTCGCTAACATGTTGATGGACATCGAGCGCGGCAAAGAGTACGACGACGATGGGGAGGAAGTGGACGGAACGGGCAAAGATCGAATTTGTGTGAATATGCCCCCACGTCACGGTAAATCCCAACTCATCTCAATATACTTCCCGGCGTGGTTTTTGGGGCGGAATCCGGAAAAGAAGGTGCTGATGGTGTCCCACACTACAGACCTCGCGGTGGACTTTGGCCGGAAGGTGCGAAACTTAATCTCCACCCCCGAGTATCAGGCCATATTCCCTACTGTACAGTTGGCGTCGGACTCGAAAAGCGCGGGGCGCTGGAACACTAATGCTGGCGGGGAGTATTTCGCGTGTGGTGTAGGTTCTGCGTTGGCCGGTCGTGGTGCGCACTTGTTGTTGGTCGATGACCCACATAATGAGCAGGATATTATCAACGGGAACTTGGATGTTTTCGATAAGGCGTACGAGTGGTTCACGTTCGGTGCCCGTACGCGTTTGATGCCCGGGGGCAGAATAGCGATTGTCCAGACCAGATGGCATTTGGACGACCTTACAGGCCGGGTTGTACGGGATATGGCGCAGAACGAGCTGGCCGATAAGTACGAAGTTGTTGAATTTCCTGCAATTTTGGAAGTTGAGTCGGACGTTCCCGACCCTAAAAACCGCCTCGTTACCATACATAAAACCATCGAAAAACCCCTCTGGCCGGAGTTTTTTGGCCTCGACGCGCTATATCGTACCAAAGCGTCCATGCCGCTGTTTCAGTGGAATGCCCAGTACCAGCAGAGTCCTACAGCGGAAGAAGCCGCCCTCATCAAGCGCGAGTGGTGGAAGATGTGGCCTAACGAAGACCCGCCACAGTGTGAATATATAATAATGACCCTCGACGCCGCTGCCGAAAAGAACAATAGGGCTGACTACACGGCGTTGACTACGTGGGGCGTCTTCTTTAATGAAGAGGAAAACTGTTACGGTATCATCCTGCTGAACTCCATCAAGAAGCGGCTTGAGTTCCCGGAGCTGAAAGAGCTGGCTATGGAGCAGTACAAAGAGTGGCAGCCCGATGCGTTTATTGTGGAAAAGAAAAGTAGCGGCACGCCGCTATACCAAGAAATGCGTAGGTCTGGGCTACTGGTCCAAGAATATACGCCACACAGAGGGTCAGGCGACAAAACCGCGCGTTTGAACTCCGTTGCTGATATAGTACGTTCAGGGCTTGTGTGGGTACCCCAAACACGTTGGGCGGAAGAGCTGGTAGAAGAAGTAGCCGGGTTCCCGTTCATGTCGCACGACGACTTGGTGGATACTACTATAATGGCATTGATGCGGTTTAGGCAAGGCGGGTTCATATCTCTACCGACTGACGAAGCGGAGAGCGAATCTCTATATAGACGGCGCGGCGCGTACTACTAAAGGATAACTAAAATGGCAATCGAGAAAGGTTTGTACCAAACACCCCCCGGTGTTGAGGATTTTGAGCAGGATTTGGCGCAAATGGAAGGCATGGGGCAACCAGATGCTATGATAGGCATCGAGGTTGTGTCCCAAGAAGACCTCCCTGTGATGGTTGAACTTGAGGATGGCAGCGTTGAGATTAGCTTTGGCGAAGAGGAAACAGACCTTGAATCTGCTCCGTTTGATGCGAACCTTGCCGAGTACATGGACGACCGGGATTTGGCGTCCTTGGCCAGCGACCTTACCGAAGCCGTCGAAGCGGATATAGCCTCACGCCGAGAGTGGGCGGATACCTACGTGAAGGGCCTAGAAGTTGTCGGGTTCAACTACGAGGAAAGGGTAGAGCCTTGGGAAAACGCCTGCGGCGTGTATAGTAACGTGCTGGCTGAAGCCGCTATCCGCTTCCAAGCCGAGGCTATGAGTGAGACTTTCCCCGCTGCCGGTCCTGTTAAGACCAAGATTCTTGGCGAGATTACCAAAGAGAAGGAAGACGCCGCCCTCCGTGTGAAAACGGATATGAACTACGAGCTGACTGAGGTGATGGTCGAGTACCGCCCCGAGCACGAAAGGATGCTGTATAGCCTTGGATTGGCCGGTTCAGCGTTCAAAAAGGTGTATTTCGACCCAAATGTTGGCCGCCAAGTATCTTTGTATATCCCAGCCGAAGATGTAATTGTGCCTTATGGAGCCTCTAATATTGAGTCCGCAGAGCGCGTTACACACGTAATGCGTAAGACCAAGAACGAGCTGGTCAAACTACAGGCTGCTGGGTTTTACCGAGAGATAGAGCTGGGCGACCCGGTGTCGTTTTTCAGCGATATTGAGGAGGCAAAAGCCGAGCAATCTGGCGTGTCCATTACTTCAGACGACCGCTACGCGATACTTGAGGTCCATGCTGACCTGATTATTGACGGTGTTGATGGAGCGGAAGAGGGTGAGCTTAGTATCGCTAAACCCTACGTGGTTACTATTGAGAAGGGCACTGGGGAAGTTTTGGCCATCCGCCGCAACTGGAACCCTGACGA